AGAGCATACCCCATTGATGCTCAAGATCTTCTGTGAAATCTAATTATCACCAAACTTATTTTTGTAATTCCACATATAAATATCTATTTTTAACCGCTCCAAAAACTTTGATAAAAAAATAGCCAAACGATTCTTTTTTTTTGAAGCAAAAAAATCTGAATTTTAAAAAAGGAGTAACCAATCTTATATTGTCAAGCAAGATATATAAAAAAAGTGAGAGAGCATCTGAAAAGTAATGCCCCCCAATAAAAAAAATTTTTTTGTGTCAGATGATCACGAAAGTTTACTCGTAATTTGCGAGTAATGTTCTGAATTTGTCGGCTTTGGTTTCGCCTTGGACATTATTGAATTTTTCATATTCACTATATGTTAGTTTCATTGTGAAGGTTGTGAATGTTTTTTCGTAGAGTTCTGCATCGGATTGGTAGAAATTGAAGATGAATTCAAAAACCATTTTGGCTTTGTTTTCTTCTGTGATGTCTTGTAGTTTCATCATATTTGTGATTGCTTGCAGGAGTGTGAATTCTATTTCTTCTTCCTTGTAATACATTTCAGTCCCACAGGATGCTCCCAATCCAGTCAAGAACAGGCTGACCATATGTGCGAAGCTTCCGCTTTTTACAGTATTGAAGCCATTCTTGATTCCATAGTAGTGGCTGAAGCCTGCCCATTTTCCGCTTGGGTCTTCTATGCTCAAGTGGATGTTGTTCTCTTTCAATACTTCTTTTATTTCTTCTTCTGTCACATTCTTGTCAATTATTGTATAATCATATTGTCTCTTGAAAAACATAGTATTACACCTTTGTATTATTAGTAATTATTACTTCTGTTGTTGCAACTATATATAGTTTCCATTTAATTCTCCAAAAAATTATGCTAGATGAAAATAAGCAAACCTTTGATGATAAATCGTAAGACTTCTCCCTTATGCTTATCGTTTCCACGAGCCTGCACCTATTTTAAACGATGCGAAATCTTTTGAAAAAAAATAGGGGGAAAGCATCAAAGTGCTTCTCCCCCAGTTACTTCCAAATCTTGTAAGTCTTGTTCAACATCATATTTCTCGAAGTCATCCCCACATTGTGACAACTCCCACAGTAATCGTTCAAGTTCCCAGTTCATTCAGCACCACCTTCTCGGAAATAATGTAGGAGTCTCTTCTCATCATCGGTGAAATTGTGATTCTCCAAAACCCATTTTTTCAGTTCAGCTTTCTTCTCAATTAGCAGGAAATGGTAGATTTCATAATTGTCCCTTCTTCTGCCAGTCAAGTCTCCAATGGCATAGGTGCATTCACTTGCAGGACACACCCCATATGTGACTGTGCGATAAAGGGAATCGGTGGCATTGTCATCGAGTATCCATTCAAGACAGTTCAAATACTTGTCTCTATGACCCATATAAAAACTTGCATTGCTGAAGACAAACATTGTATCGTATAATGTTTTCATACTCACATTCTCAAGACAGTCCTTAATCATTTTCACTCCGAATCGGTACACACTACTACAGTTCGGCTTCGGACATTTGTCAAGGACATCATCATCCAACTCAAAACTCAACTCCCCCAATTCTTTAATGGATTTGCAACCATCCCCCCTTTCATCAACAAGGGCTGTCATTTTGTATGTCAGAATGTTGCTTGTGTCAGTCACATTGATCTCGGTTCTCACAGAAAATCCTTGTTTTGTACACAGTTCTAAAGTTTCAGTTACATCTTTTTCAGTTTTTGCTAATTCAAGAATCATATTTATTCGCTCCATAGTGTTTTTTTTGTTTTTAAAAATTTGATGGTAGGGGAATCAAAAATTCTTACCCCCAGTTTAGTCATAGTTTCTGTACATCTGATTGTAAATGTCTCTACTCATTACTTTGCTGATGCTTCGGAAATACTCCTCTTCAGTGATTTCTTCAAATTCGTAATCGTGGTAAGTGTACCCCCTACCTTCGTTGCATTCGTGTTTGGTGCAACGATAGAATTTCCCTGCTTCAAGTTTTTGAGTCAGAGCTTTCCTTGAAGGCAAAGCAGTAAGATGGGAATCAGTATTGTTGAAGTTAATCCAAAATTGAGTGCCATACTGTCCTTCAAATTGGGATTCAACATAGAAGCAGTCTTCGTAGTCTACATCACTCAAGACTGGGTTTTTGCTTCTTGTGTAGAACTCACGAATCCAGTTTCTCTCTCTGATTGGTTGCATCTGTTCTACGATAGTTTGTAGAAAATCATTATCAACGAGAACTCCCCAAATGTACTCTTTGAGTGCATTGCTCCCAAGGGTAAGGAAGTCTTTGCAGAGTCTGTATGTGGTTGTTTCTTCAGTAGGGTAGAATCTGCTTTGATTAAGCAGGATTTCCACCACAGTTTCCTTTTCCACACAATACTGTGTGAGTAATTCTTCAATCTCTGTTCTTGACAATTTCTCGTTAGTCATCTGAATCACCATCTTCGTGTTTGAATGTTCGTAATAAATCTCGTGCGAAATCTTCCGCACTCATACTCAAGATCTGCTCTTGTTCTTCTTTGCTACATCTCATAAAAGCTCTGTCAAATGCATCCATAATATCACCATCACCAAAAAAAATAGGGTTTTAGGAGTGTATTGTCACTCCTTGTTCTTGCAGGGTGTCAAGCACAGCATATCTGATTTCCTTTGCAAGCTTGTTGTCCGCATATACGAAGTCATACCATTTTGCTCCATCAAGGGTTTCTGCGATGAAGTCCACTCTGAAGCCACCCTTCTCAAGGTACTCGAAGCGGAGTTCGGAAATGTGCTTGGTTGGGATGTTCCCAAGGATTTCGACAGTCTGTTGCACAGTTAAGTTTTCGTTTCTAATGTAATTCATATTAGTGTTCCTCCAAGTAGGACTATAAAAGTAATCATTTCATAGTAATATATATGAGTAATACCACTATATAAATGTATCGCTAAAAAGGTGGAAAAAGCAGTCAAATGATCACGAAAAAAAAAATAAAAAAGAGAAAAAAAAGAAAAAATTAAAAATGTAAAAACACAACTTCACGAATGGTATCAAGGCTGTAGATTGCTTGTGTAAGCTTTCCCATAGTATCAATAGCACTTGCATCAATTTTGCTGAAGTCGGTTTTCTCAAAATCCTTGAAGATAGTGTTATCATCATTCAGAAGTAAGGTATTGTTCCGCTTGTTCCATATGATGTTGTAGCACCACACTTCTTGGAAAGGTCTTGGAGTACCTAGTCGGAGATGTATTCGATTATAACCCCCAACACAGATAAGGTCTTCGGTTTCAACTGTTTTGATGTAGTACTTCCTTGCTCTGTTCCTTCGATAACCATTCCTTTTTGCAATCATTTCTTGTATTGCTTCTCTGAATTCTGCTTCATTGGTTACAATCATCAGCAGTCCCCCTTGGAGTAGCTGATCAGGTCTTGCCAGTCATCCAGTTCAAGTTTGTATCCTTCTGCTCTTGCCTTGTCGAGTACTGCATTCTTGTATCTTGCTTCTGCGAAGATTCCGATTGCATTTCCACATTCGCAAGCAGGGTCTTTCACAAGTTCTGCGAGTACATTTTCGAGTTTGTCATCAGAGTCTACAAGGACTTCTACAAGCTCCTTGATTGCAATTCCAACTTTATCATATGCTTTTTCGATGTCTGTTCTAGTGTTCATAATAGATTTCTCCAAAAAATATTTCTTGTATTACTATTTAGTAATACTAATATATAAAAGTATTGGTTACTCGAATTGTTCATAAAACTTGCTCATAGCTTCTTCAAAAGCAGATTCAACATACGAATCAATATTTTCAAGCAAATTATCATACTCAACCTTCAAAGCACTATACTCTTTGACACTCACATCATTTGTCACACACAAATCAGCAACTTTCAAACAGTATTTCTGTTTCAACTTCTCGTGATCATACAAAAAATATGATTCGTGCAGTTTCGTATTTGTCCTGCCTTGTAAGAAGTCGATTTCAGACTCTGTCAAACAGTTCTCCCCTTGTGACAGATTGCTTGAATGGTATTTTCGTAGCATATGCGGTCTGAAGAGTCTGTGTGTTCCTTTTCGACCAAGGTGGAGTGCATCGTTCACGCTTTGAAAGGCTAGACTGATTGATTGTGCTTGAATATCAAACAAACTACTATCATTCTTGAGATTACGATTTGAAGATTGCAAATAACTGATTATCTGCTTCGTAGACTCATTGCTTGAAAAAGTAAGGTAATGTTTGTTTGTTTTCTGTCTCCTTAAATGCCAAGTTGGTATGATATAATCCTTCTCGGATAGTGTGGTTAAGACATCGTGGATATCCGTTTTGTTATGATAGTCCCCTGTCGCATCTATGAAGTCCTGTACTGTGAGATTTGCGACTTCAGTCCGACCCATCCCCCCACTACAGATTAGCAAGATTATTGCAGACAGTTTCTGATTTGACATCGTTAGGGCTTTGCGAATCAAATCCTTTGTGGGCAAGTCATCATACATTACTTGTGGGGATTTCTTCGTATTCATACTGCTCCTAGGCAATGGTTGAAGCTCAATCTCGTAATGTCGGTATATTGTCTGCACTATCGTGAAATATCTTCTGATAGTCTCCTTGTACTCATATTTTTCCAACAAATAGGCTCGGAATCCGAGCAGGTAAGTTCGGACTCGGCGATGCTTCCACCTTACCCCCTGTTCTTCTTCATCTTCAGCTTCACCTAATAAGTCTGTGAAAGATCTTCCACAATAACTAGTATAGTTTTGCATTGCATTCCTGTATACTTTGAGACTGCTAGGGGATAGGTTTCGTGTTACTCCGATTTCGTGCAGTAATATTTTGTCTTCTTCTTTCATAATGCTCACTTCTCTTTGTAGAAATAGTTAGTTTTTGTGTGAGAGAGCATTTGAAAACTAATCCTTTTGAAAAAGTAGGGGTAACTAGCCTGTTAATTATACCATAAATTATTAGTTATCCTATCTTTTTTAGGTAAAATTGTTCTTTTTTGGTCAAATCTGTATATGTTTTTTCAAATAGATATACATTGTGGATAACTATATCAAAAAATAAGTATAAAAAAAATTAAAGGGCTACTGCAAAAGTAACCCTTTTTTTTGGAACACTAAAACACAGTAACCCCCAAAAAGGAGTTACTAATTAATATTATATATTAATATTATATAATATTTTTCTCCTAACAACCCCCATCATCATCATTAGTGTTCGGAGCAACTGTTTCAGAGTACACATACTCATCATTCAAGATAGGTTCTTCATTGAGTGTTACTCCAGTCTGCTCCCCTTCCGCTTTCTTGACTGCAATTTCTTCCGCTCTAACCACTCTCGCTTCTTCGGACAATTGTGATGCGATGTAACCGATTATTGCAACGATTGTGGGTGCAAGGAAGACAAAGTCTTGGGGCAATACGCTCGCCCATTCTTCCGCACTTATGAAAGCGAGTATGGTGATTACAAAACTTATTGCTGTGATTAATCTGCTTTTCTTTTTGAAGCTTGTTGGTATTGTCATATTTTTCTCCTATTTGGGTTTGATTGCATAGTAGTTTTGTCTGTATCCTTTGTTGGCTTTGTCAAGGCAAGTGAATTTGTATTTCCTGCTGACTCCCTTGCTTGGGTCTGCGACTACATATTCAGTATCGGTGGTTCTCCATATCAAGCCATAATGCCCAAATTTTGAGATGTAATCTCCTTTGCAACTTCTTGTTTGGTCTACTTGCCAATGGCAGATTACTTGGAATCCTTTCTTTAATTGTGCTTTGACACTTTTTGCATTCCTTTCGATTGGGATTATCTTGAAACCTAACTTCGGAGCATTGTCAATGAGTTGTTGTGGAGATGTACCTACTTTTGGAGCAGATCCTAATGCTTTAATACATTGGCTTTCTGTTTTTGGGTTGAATAGTAATTGTGAAGCCATACTTAAGGATTGACTTGCACAACTATAGTTCACATTTTGATAATCCATAACCAAGCAGTTATAGGTTGCATTGTGGTCAAGACTGGCATAGTTTGGGTATCTGCCATTCTTTACCCAAAACAAGTTCACATTTTCATATAATCCATTGTATTGTTGTGGTGTGAGTTTGTATTCTTTGTGTTTATCCATATCAGTCATTTTTAACCAATTAGGATACCCTTCGCCTTTTTTGAGCCAAGTGTTCATTCTTTTTGCTCCATCTTGGAGCATTTTTTTATTAAATCGTAGGGTTGTCATTTTGATCATCTCATCTTATTTTTTTTCAGCTTTTGATTTCGGTTGTTTCATTGATTATGTTTTTTTGTGTTATTCGTGGCATAATCCTCTTTTCCTATCATTTTTATTATTTTTTTTCTTCTGTCATTTGTTCTTTTTTCACCAGTATAACGAACATCTATGAAGCAAGTGGAACATTTATCACAAACAATTGCTTCAGTTATCGTACAAGTCTTGGCACTTTTCGTAGAGTAGGTAAGGTTGTGCAGTTTGAAATGACCGACAATGTCAAAGCAACAAACACAACTACAAGAGGTGCAACCTACACTTACTTGACTATCCCAAATGGTTTCAAACCAGTACAGAATATGTATTTTCAGAATATGTATTGGCTGAACAATGAGAAAGAACATCAAATAACCTTTATCGCTCAACCAAATGGACAGTTAAATGCAAGAGTATGGTGGATTAACAGTACCACTCAAGATGTCGGATTACTACTTGGAGCGACTTGGATAACAAATGACCCTACTCCAAGCCAGTAAAGTTAAATATTCCAAGTGCTTGGGTAAAACACAAGCCAACCCCTCACATAACACGAGGTACTGTTACTCCCAGTATAATTATGCAGTTTGTAAGAGAATGTTGTGCCATTTAGGTTTACATCGGTTTGGGCTACACGGTAACTATCCCTTTGCACCCATAACCAACTGTAGCCACTTGGACAAGCAGTAACAGTATGTGTAACAGTAATATTAGTACCATTGTTAATTGATTTCGCACCACTTTCAACATACTGGATTTGTATAAGGTTCGTTATACTGGTGCTTAACGAATTAACATCAGATTCCAAGGTGTCAATTCTGCTATCCCCTGTTTGAGTATTACTCCCCCACACTTCTGTGTTCAAGTTGCTAATCTTCGGTGTGACATCTCTGCTAATCACACTTGCCACAAACCTGTTCAGTTTGTTGTATAATGTTTCACATTTTTCAGAAATTGTTTCATCAGCCATATTATAAACTCTCCACTCTTAAATCATATAAGTTGTATGTGTAGTTACTGTATCTGCTCATCAAACCCACAAAATAATAAGGGTTACTATAATTATTTGTTGTAGTGTAATTGTTCTGTGATAACAAGGTAGTTCCATCACTATTGTAGACTCTTCCAGTTATAGTGTTCCCATTTCGTTCAAACACTAATTTAACAACAGTATTCAAGACAGTTACACTATTACTGAATGTGTCGCTATCATTCTTAACTGCATCAAGCTTGTTATCCCCTCTTATTCGCACAAAATCGAATTTGTAACTGCTACTGCTTGTCTGTACCAATGTGTCACATAAGCCTAGGAAGATTTGAGCATATGCACTACTATTGTTAATCTTCGCAGTTGCAGTTACTCTGATATTATCCAAACCTTGCAAGTTCGGAATAATGAACCAAGTGAAACTGTCTCCACCACTCGCACTCATATTATAACAGGGAACACTACTATCATAAGAGAGGGTAATAGGATAACTTCCACTCTTGATGTGTCCTCGTGTGCTATACTGACTACTCATATCAGATGACAAATCATCAAGGAAGATAATCTCATCATCGAAGTTGTCAAAGTTATCAATTACACATTGTAGTACATCGAATAGGTCGGTGTCTTCTATACTGATTATTCCACCACCAGTACTGATAAGTGAGTCCACCTCTGCTTTAGTATAAAACCAGTTACGAAGCCAAGTAACAATCCCACTAATGGTCTTGCTCATAGTACCACCTACTCAAGATAATCAAAGGTTATTGCACCAGTACTGTCGGTTGCTTTTGGAACAAAAGTCAAACTATCCCAATCAATCACCTCGGATTTCTCTGCCTTGTTCTGATTCAAAACATAACCTTGATGAGCAGACAAAGAATAACCATTCTGATTCGCAGATTGATTCAGATTGTCAATTACCTTGTTATGTCCATAATTACTAGCACTACCAACACCATAAGTAGTCGCTGTACTACTATGACTTGTTGGTGTGAAACTTGATGGTTTCCCAGTAATATCACCCCAAGCAACACTCAAATCAGATAACACATCATCATCCAACTTCTCCCAAGCATATGATCCACTACTCTCAACAGTAATATAGATATCATATTGACTATTGCTTGAAAGTAAGTACAATGCATTCATAGTGCTTGCGGATGCAGTTGGCAATGTAGTAACTACCTTTATTATATCTGCACCAGTAAGGTTACCAATGATATTGTCAATCGCAGTATTCACATCGTGTTGTGTTGCATTCGCAGATGTGCCAATATGAGATAATGCACTCGCCTCTGTCACATTCGCAGTAGTATGATTATGATTGCTATTCGCTTTACCGCTTAATGCAGTATTAATTACCTTATTCTGTACTGGATTAGTACTACTATCCGATAATGCACTATCCACAACATAATCACTCGCATCCAGCTTTCCACTCACAGTACTTGAAAGAGTATTCAAATCACTCTGACTCGCCTTATTATTAATCTGTGTCTGCAAAGCATTCTCCTTGGTAGTTATCTCATCTTTGTCATAAAACCAACCTTTCAACCAAGTCACTATACCACTAATTGTCTTATCAGCCATTTCACTATTCTCCTGTCACATATACTACATTCGCACTTAATGTGATTGTGTCATCTCTTCCGCTTACGCCTGTAAATCTCATATCGATATCCACATCAAAACCGACAACATCGCCACCACTCTGACCATCCGCAGAATCTAATCTCTCAATCAGACAATTGACAAAACCATCCAGTTCGCCTTTGGTATACGAATCTCCGAAGGTCTCATTCATACTGCCAAGTATCACAGGGTTGTAGATGCTGTTGTCCACGAAGCCAATGACAACCTTGTCACCGACTTGGAGATTATGGGACAAGAGCAATACATTTTCGTGTGTTACTCCCTCTTCTTCATCTTCCTTTGCGGTGCAAGTACCATCCGCTCCCACTTCGGTGATTGTCGCATACTTCGTGAAAGCGATATCACTCATATTGTCAGTAATTGCTTGTAGGTTATTGAAAAAATCATCAGACATCTTCTATACTCCCTGATCCAATCGTGCAATCAAGCAGTCAATGAAATCCTTGAATGATTGCAAGTCATCTTCCAAACCAGTCACATTCGCCTTTGAAACACTTGCAACAACCCTATCCTTGCTATTTGCAGAGTACTCAAAAGTTAGGCTTGTGATTGTCGCATCAGACAAAGTGAAAGTCACATCTATCTGTTGAAGCTTTGATAATTCAACATTACTTGCCAATGCAGAACTATTCCCCACATTTACGCCGATAGGAGTCCCATCTATTTTTGCTAGACTGCAAGACACATCACCATCCGCTTCCCAACTGATCTTGCTCCATTTCTCGAAGAGTGCGAAGTTGGGGTAGACTCTGAAAGTGATAGTGCCTGTCCCAGTCAAGCTTGTGCTTGTCACAGTCACATTATTGTTCGCAATCATAGTCACAAGTGAGACTCCTGCCAATCTGTCAACATTCAGATTACTATTGAAGCTTCCATCAGAGTACATACTAGGCAGACTTGAATATATTGTCAAGTCAAAAGCATCTGCGAGCAGTATGCCATCGTTGAATTGCTCTGCGTAGGGTCTGCTGTTATTTGTGAAATATCCTGTCATAATTATCTATTCTCCGCTTGCATCGTTTGTGCTTACATCAAGCACATCATAACTTATTGCATCTATTATCATTTGAAAATCGTTTGCTCTGCACATTACTGCTGTATCATCCCAGCAGGGGGTACTGTTTTTTGCAATGCTCTCGAAATCGTACTTATCCCAGTCATCTTCCAAAATGCTGTCTTTCATTGCGATGACTAGCAATTCATAATCAATCATCCAGTCACTTCCTGTATGAGTACATTGCCTTTTAGTGATGCGAATTCTTTGACAAGTGCTAGGAATTGTGTATCCCACCCTTGTGCAGGGATGTTGATTTGTGTGAAAGTTGCTACATTCCTTGAAAGCATATCTGTCAGATGCACTTCACTATCATCATTAATGTAATCTGTTACCCCTGCAAGTGATTGATTATCAGTAAGCATATCTGTCAATGTGAAAATCCCACTCGGCACTTCTGTGATTACTACAGAATCATTTTCAGTATTGAAGCATCTTTCACTTACGATTCTGATATCCTGCAAGGTCAAGAGTCTGCAGAGATTCATATACAAGTACACACGATACTCATTATCATACAATTGCCGATAATTTTCATCATCATCAGTTATCCAAGGTCTTGGCAAATCGTACTCCTTGCCCCATCTAGTGTCTAGTTTTGTTCTTGTTATGAATGCATTGTCGGTTGTTTCTACGAAGACAAAAGTATCTGTAGACTTATCGTAGCGGTAATGGTCGAATGATTCGTAATCTGTTGTCACAACATAATCAGTATCCACACTCTTGCTCTTGAAATCAGATACATTTGTCCCAAACTCACGATTAACAAGAACACAAGTCAGCACATCACAATCATTCAAGAAATTACTGCAAATCTCACTCATCCTGTCAAAAGCACCACCAACTATCTTGTAGAAGAAAAAACCAACATCGGATGGGGGATTCATAAGATTATTCTGTGTGTCATAATAATCATCACAAATAATATCCCCATACAAACTAGAGCCATCGTAAGCCATTATGCATCATCCCTTACAATCACACTCTTGAAGCTTGCTTTGATGATATCCACATTCGGATTAGCAATATAATACTCGTTCTGATTGACTGGCATCTCATCAGTCACTTCACGATAATTCTCACCATCAGTCTGCACAATTCTGCAAACAGTCACTTCTTCAACCTGCTCTTCAATCAGTACAGCCAAGTTGGTTGCAACAAAACTATTGCCAATCAAACCAGCATCATTGAATTGAGTAATCACACTACGAACACTATCAGAGATGCTTGACAAAGTCGCATTCGGATAATCTTCACTATCCCACATCACCGCAATAGCATAGGAGTACTCCACACCATCAATCTCTTCATCAACCAAGAAAGTCTTGCTACTCGCAGGGAGTATGCTCAAATTCAAACCAATGATATCATTTTCTTCAAGGTTGAAGAATTGCTTCAATCGGCACTCTGCTTTTGTCATCATCCTAACAGTATCATTCTCATACTCACGAAGATCTGCTTGACAATTGCAATCAGTCAATTCACTACCAAGACTTGTAGGTTTGAAATACAGTAGTATATCTGTAGTACTCAAATCAGATTTCACACCATACAAATCACTTACTGCTTCAGCTACACTCTCATCATCCAAAGGAGCAGTCATAAACCACCTTCGACTATTCACAGGAAAATTAAAAGGAGCAAGAATTAATCGTTGTCGGTAGGGATCATCTTCTTCAATATCTGTCGCACCAGTCATAGCAGATTCGTTAGTGACAGTTACGATATTCGGTACACTATCCGAAAGTATGTGTACGATAGTGCCTGCAAGAACATTATTATACTCCCCATCTTCTTCAGATATGACTTCGGCAGTCCCAGTCAAGTTTGTACTGTTGAGTATGACTTCGGTTTCTGTTGTGAATCCGATTGCATCATCTGTAGCGACTACAGTTCCAACTGGGATTGTGATTGTGTTTTCGCTTGCATACCCTGTTGGCAGGCTGAATGTGACTACGCCTTCGGATGCACTTGCAGTTCCCCTGTGGACTCCTACTCTGTCCCCCCAGCTATCAAGGAATTCTCCTTCGGCGGTGGAGATGAGCAGTTGTTTCGCATTGTCATCATTCATCTCGATATGTTCAAGCATAAGATTTGCGAGTGTATCAATCAAGTGATATGCTTCGCTACCGATACTGAAGTCGGTTATTTTTGTGTATCCTTCGGTATTCGCATCTAGGTACATTTCTTGTATCTCATCACGAATATCTGACTTGGTTATGTCATCACCATCAAGGGTGGTGAATTCTATGTCTTCTTCAGCCACTCTCTTATTCTCCTATATCAATTATTAATTCTTCTTCAGTACCATTCACGAGCAGTATGTGTATGAGTACCTTGAATCCATTTTCTGTGATTTTTGGTTCAATATTTTCAATACTTGCGACTCTCTCTTGTTTTAGTAAGGCTTCTTTCACATATACTGCAAGGGCTTGCATTGTTGCATTGTTTTTGTCTTCTCCAAGTACATCAAAGCATTCACTACCATAATCCGAATCGATACTAGGATATGTTCCCACACGAGTCAAGAGTTGATTTCGTATAGATTGTCTCGCATTAGCTAATTCGCTTACCAGTCCGATGTCCCCTGTTGAAGATACAAAGCCTTCTGAAGAGTAGTCGCAACCATATATCTCTTCATCCGCCAACTAGCTCACCTTCTCGATTTTCTTCATCTCAATGCTTTTCTTCGCATTGCTACTGCAATCATATGTTTTTGTACCGCTGTAATTCCACATATGACCCTTAGTCTTTCCATTCAATGTGTATGTTCCTTTTCTTATCCCTGCAGGTTTCCCAGTCGCTCCTTTTGTGAGCATTGCGAAAAGCCAGCTGAAATCACAACAGTTAGCAGTTTTACTGTCCCAGCATTTCTTCGCAGACTGCTCACCAAACTTATTGTACTTCTCGGACTTGACAATGTGGTCTGTGTACTTCTTATACTTCCAACCACCAGTTCCACCAGCACTTGCAATCCTTAACCATTTATAGCATTTCTTGATAGTTCCAAGTTCTTGACCTTTATGCAAGATTTTCTTCGCAATCTTACTATCCGCCTTCAAACCTATTTTCAAGTTCACATTACTGCACTTGGCGTTAAGTGGGTTTGATTTGCTATTTCCAAGGATTGTCCCATCCTTTGAGCGAGCGACATCTTGACCATCATAGGTTTGGGCGTAATGGTTTTTGCCTTCTATGAGATCAAGTGTGAGAGTCTGATTGTCGATGTCTTCTTTCATCTTGTCAATGTAGAGTGCTTTGCCTTTTGTGTTTGGGAATTTGTCTAGACTGACTTCGCAAAGGTCTCCAGTTTTCAAATTGCCAATGTTACTGATTTCCAAGGTTGCTTTGAAGTCTGTCTTTGTGTTGAGTGATTGTTTTGCCTTTGTTTTTGCTTCTGCACGAGTCATACTGCATTTCTGACTCTTTGTCTTACTGCTTGCGACTTTTGTTCTTTTGTTCGGAGTCGCTGTTGCAGGAGTCAATTTCCCCCAAGGTTTGCCACTATGGGTATCCAAGCCACTAACACAGCAGAAATCTGCATCACAACCGCCACCATAATGGGGCGGATGTCCATTCCCACAGGTCAATTCGGCTTCAGGAGCTTTTTTAGGGTTGAATGTGAGAGTTCCGCTCTTCTTACACAAAGGGCAGTAATTTTTCCAAGTCTTTTCTTGAATCTTGTAAGCATATCCACTTTTTTTAGGGTATGCTCTTGTGGTAATCGTTTTCTTATCATCAGAGAAAGTTGCTCTCTGTCCTTTAAGTTGTGCCATAATCATATCCTCCTTTAGCAGTTGAATTTGTGTGGGTCAGAGTGGTACGCCCAATGACCCCCATTTCCCCAGTGACCGCCCCATCCTCGGCGAGTCACAGTATCAGTATCAAACCATTTGCCATTAATCTTGGTTTGGGGGAAGAAATGACCATTGATATGGTTGCATCGGACTTCCAAGCCACTAGCATACGCCAAGCACATATACAAGTGTGTTTGGTCTGCACAATTACCTGCACGAGCATTCAAAGTACCAAGTGCATTCTTTCTTGTGCAGGCATAATATGAGTATTTGATGTGGTTTCTCATCCAATCCCATATTGCCTTGGCTTTTGCTTTGTCCGACTTTTTGCCATTTGTGATTTGTTGTGCGAGTTTCACTATCTTTGATTCAATCTTCCATTTCTTGATGTTTGCTTCAGCATTCGCATCAGTAGTAGTTGTTGCAGTCTTGCCTGCAGAATTTGAAGATGTGGATTTGGAAGTTGTGCAATCTTCAACTTCACTTATCACACCCCACTTCGCAATCAAGGACTGATTCGCACTACTGCTAGCAACAACCTTACCATTGTAGGTGACAGAGTATTGTGTGATAAAATCGCTACTGTCATACTCTTCAGAATAGTCAATGACATTCGTGAAAACATACCCTTCTTGATTATTCAAAGAGTAGCCGAATCGCATTGTCCCATTCTCATCAATATGGCATCCAATATCATTGCCAAATTTGTGTTCAAGGTAGCACAACTGATTCGCAATATCCCATATGCTAGTGTTCACCCATTTCAACTTTCCGTGTATGATACTAGTCTCTGTGATTCCTGCAGTCGATAGTTGGTTAGCATCTTTCTTCAAGATTTTCTTCATAATCTTTGATGCGGTCATATTCTTGCAACTGAATGTGATTTTTGAATGATACAATCTCAAATAACTGATGACTTCGTATTCATAATCATCCTTGGCGGTTGCTTTGACCTTGGTTACTTGTCCGCCGAAGTTTCTTCTAGTATCTGTTGCTTCGTATCGTATCCTGTCGGCTTCAGAGAGTCGGACTGGTGATTTGAAACTCATAGTTGAAGCTTCTGTCCGATTCCATTCAATGCTTGCATCGTAGAAGGGGATGCTTGTGAATATTGCTTCTCCACGAGCAGTTGAGTGGCTGTAATATAGTGTGCCTATTGCCAAAATCATCACCTTCTAGTTGATTTTGTACTTCTTTTTGAAGTATTCCTTTGTTTTCTTGTCCCACACGCCCTTGTTGGCTTTTGTGACTTTGATTTTGTACTTTGTTTGCACTTGCTTGACTGCTTTCTCTGTGTGCTTCAAGTACTTGCCATCGACTTTGTATCCCTTATAGTATCCAAGACTTTGTAGGAATTTCTGCAAGGTTTTCACACATTTCGCACCACCTTTCTTCGTGGACAGGACACCGCACTTCTTCAGCAAGTATTTGCTTGTGCTATTCACTTTTGAATTCGCTTTTGTGGTTTTTTTCTTCTTCGTAGACTTCTTCTTTCCGAAGGTTCTGAAAGTCTTTTTGGTTTGATTGAAGGTGACTTCTTCAGTCAGTTCCCATTTAATTGTGAAGTTATGATTAGTGTCTTCTTCGTACTCGAAATTGGTGACCTTGTATTTTCCATCGAGTTTGGCATCCGATTCGGACACGAGTGTTCCTGCTTTCTTCTTGTATTGTGTAGCAAGATTGGAGTAATCTTCAAATCGTGAGTTGTTTCCTTGTGTGCTTTCTTCGTAGTTCGCACAGATGTTCTCAAAGGTTATGACTTTTCCAGTTTCGCTGATGAAATTTGATGTGCTTCCCACTTTGCCAATATACTTACTCTTTGAGTAATCGGAGTCGGTTTTCACATCAACCTTGTCCACGATGTTGCGGATTTCCAAGTTGCCAAGTTTTAACTGTGCCATACTATCTATACCCCCCTTATGAGTCTCTGCCTTCTCAACTCGCTGTTAACACTATCAACGATGTACCGACTCGCTTCTTCTTCGATTATGCCATTGATGTTGAAATTGTTGACTTGTGATGTAGTGTTCTGATTGACACTCTGTGACAAAGCACTATTCAATGCATTGCCATCCCAACCTTCATAACCAAGGCTTGAGTCATCCCAACCTTCATAGCCACTCATCCCTACTTTATTGAGCAAGTCCCAAGCTTCCTTCACTTTGTCGATGATTGGCTTGATAGTGTTGTATGCATCTGTGAAAGGCTTGGTAATCCTACTGGTAACTCCGCTGATCGCAGAACCAATTCGCTGTGGGAGACTGGTGACCTTACTCACAATACCACTCACCATATTGGTTACCCCTTGTATGGCTTGCAATTTCCACAAGTTCACTTGTGTAATGATTGTGAGTTTTGCACGAGTAAACCCTTGAAAAATAAAAGTCCATAAAGCTTGTGCGAAAGATGATAATATGCCAATGATAAACTGTGTGACTGTTTGGATTATGTTCTGAATTTGCATCCAAGTTAGGAACATTGCCTTTTCGAGACTTACATCCCCTTCGATGAGTGTTGTGAAAATGTTGATTATGTTCTGTATGTGCATCAACACATCTTGAATTACTGGGATTATCGCTGTAATGACCGCTCCTACAAGGGACATCACAGAATCAAAGACCCCTTTAAAGGTTGCGATTAATGAGTCAATACCTTGTTTGACTTGTTCATTATTGTTGTATAAGTACCACAGTACTGCAATTAATCCCACAATAGCGAGAGTCACTAATACGATTGGGGAAAGCAACAAGTTTTCTGCTACTGCGAGAGCAGATGTCGGAGCAACAGCACTTGTCTTCGCAACAGCACTTCCTTCTTCAGCAACCGCTTCAGCCCCTGTAGCTATCGCCAAGGCACTACGAACCCCCTCACTAACTGATTCCGCAGTCCGCAAAGCATCTGTCATTTTCTTCGCAGTACTCAATGCTCCTTTCAGAGTATCAAATCCTTTCTTCATACTCTTCAAACCACCGACCACACTCGAACCAACTTTACCTAATGCTCCAAGTGTTCCGACAACAGTAGTGACTGCCACGATGCCCCCACCGAAGATTCCAAAAACACTCATTAAAGGCTGTGGCAACCCTTTAACCATATCCTTCAAAGCATTCAAACCATCAGTTGCCATCTTGATGGCAGGGATAACCACAGGAAGAATAGACTGACCAATCGTGGACATCAAACCGCCAATACTGATTTCTGCTTGTTCTTTCAAACCAGCATAACTGTTCTTGTACATCTCATTCGCTTCAGTACCATCACCCATAGCCTTATTCAAAGCATCTAATCGTTCTTCAGTAGACAAGGATTTGAAAGTCGCTTCCGCTTGATCTTCAGTCACACCGAGAGCATCTGCGAGTGCAGTACTGGAGATACCAAGTCTTGAGAGCATTTTCGCACCTGCATTACCACTCATCACCATCCTTTGAACTGAAGATTCCATTTGCTCTACTGATGATCCAGTCTGATATGCTCTCCCAGTCATATTTTTGAAGGATGTTGAGAGCAAGTCAACATTGGTGATTCCAGCAATACCCATCTGATTGAAGTAGTCACGAACTTGTGTTCCGCTTCTTCCAGTCTCGGAGCTTAATTCTGCAGATTTGGATTTCAGAGTATCCATTGACACTCCAGTATTTGCGAATGTGAGTGATAATTGATTCCAGCTTGTGTTGATGTTGTCGGCTTTGGTTATCATCATATCCAAGCCCATTGCTCCTGCAATGCCAGTTAGGGCTGTTCCGATTCCTGCACTTGAGTCTGCAGTTTCTTTCATCGATTCGTTGGTTTCTTCGGTTTTCTCTTTCAACCCATCCATTTCATCAGATGCACCGCCTAAATTGTCCTTGGTTGTAGATGCACTCTCCCCCATATCTTCCAATCCGCTACTATCTATGTTGCTTACAGATGCTCCAACTTCTTCTGCAACATCTCGCATCTCTGAAAGGATGTCCCTTGCTTCTTCAATTCCGCTGGTGTCTGTGTTGAAATTGATATCTAATTCATATGAAACCATTTTTCTTTTCTCCAAAATTCCTTCTCAATCAGTATATTACTACTGGTTTTTGTTTGCTTCTCCATCTTCGTATTTCGTTATCGATTATAGTCCACGCAAGAATCTGCAATGGTGAAGCATTAGCATAATCTTTCATCGTGATATGTATGAATTTCAAATCAACGAGTCTTGTGATATGCCCCAGTTCCCCTTTTTCATAATTGAGAAGTTTCCTTAAAAATTTTGTAATCGTTTCAGTTGTTCTGCAGATTGTGTTATTCCACTCATCTCAAGTATCTTCATTGCGAGTATGCTAACTAATCCCCCATCAAACAATTCTTCGATTTGAGATTTCTTGAAGGGTTTGTTGTCGAACTTGTTTAATAGCCCTTCGCATACTACGAGTGTGTTGAATTCTGCAGTCTCCATCTTTTTCCTATCATTAGTAATTTTTACAAACTTCGCTTGTGAAATTGGTCTTAATCTACAATGGATGTTGCAATCCTTGTATTCTATGGTAACATCCTCATAATATTCGTTGTTGGTTATTTTTTCTTCAATGTTACTGACCATATCCTCAATTGCGATGTCCTTCCTTTCATTATTTGCCATAGTATCCCTTTCCTTGTAATAATTGTAAATCTATAAAAAAAATGGAGAACCAAAAAAAATAATCTGATTCTCCTAGTTTGTTAATTAAAAAAAAATTTAGATGGTCTCGTTCTGTACAGTAAGAGTGTTAACACCGAATTCCAAGCTCATAGTTGAAGCATCACTTGGACTGAATTCTTGACTATCAGAGTTCACGATAGCATTAGTTCCGATAACAGTCTTTCTGTAAGGGTCTCCATTTCCAGTATAGGAAGTTCCCACGATAGTTACCACTTTGATGTTGTTGTTCTCCAGCATCTCTTCTAAACGAATTGCATCTTCAACATCGGTTGGTAAGACCAATCCTTCAAAGCTGATTGTTCCCCCAGTATTCTTTGCAATTGTGTTGACATCTCCATCAAAAGTGTTAGTAGTACTGGAATCTCTGTTTTTGTCATAAGATACTTTTGTACCATATTTCAAGAGTAATCCATCAATATTTACTTGTACATCGAATAATTCTGCACTCATAATTATTCCTCCTCAAATGGGGTGATTTCAAGGCTTATATTCAACTTGACAGTTCGGACAACATCAGCAATCTCCAATGCCAATTCACATTGGATACATTTTGATGAACATTGCAGGATATTGTACTCCATATCGGTCAAGTAATTGTTCTGTATCGCAAGTTTCTTCTCATACTCGAACAATCCTTTCACATAACCAAGGGTGATGTCAGTATTGTCTTCACCGAGAACATCACGAAGAGCCAGTCTCTTAACGATATAGTTCTTGACTCTCTCAATCTTCATATCACGAAGACTGCCATCAGCATTCTTTGTCGGAGTCAAGTTTGTAATACACTCAATAGTGTTAGTCCTGCGATTCCTATACTTGGTGGTGTGGAAACCATTATCCACAAGCTTCTCCCAATCCAATTTAGTAGTTGCTTCAATAATAGGGTATAATGATTTTGTGTCTTGACCAATTAGGTCTTCATAAACCTTCGCAGTCTCAGATCTGTTCACAGTTCTACCTGCTGTGAAGCTACTGTGCCAACAACCGCTCTGTGCGATTGATAATGCATCGGTCTCACCTTTCAATATGACAGGAGTGGTTACTGCCTTGTAGATTCCTTTATCTTGGAACAGGGTCTTGAATGCAGTTGCCATAGCCACACCAGTTTCATCAGATTGTGCAGGCAAGGTCACACCAGTAATGATTCCGAAGGGTTTCTGATTCGCATACATCTCCTTTGCAAAAGTGTGCAAGGTAGTCCACATAGTGTTCAGAGTACCTTCTGTGCCGAGTGCGATTGCATCTGCGATGGTCAGTATGTCGAAATCTTCTTCCGCAAGCAGATTAAGTGCTGTTGCAAGGGTATTATTAGTGAGTGTTGCATTCTCCACGATAGCGGACAAATTCACAATCAGTACCTGTTCTGCACCCTTGGATTGTTTGCCTTGTGCGAAAATGTAAGGCAAGCAACCATATGCAACATTGTTTTCTAATTGTGAAGCAGTTGCACTTCCTTTCAGTTTTGACTGTGCAGAATCAAGGGTAGTGTACACATCAACCGCAGTAGAACTATCAGTAGATGGGAACACACCAATCAATGCGATTTTCCCTGCGTTCCCATATGGGCGTTCTGCGATTTTCTCAACATCCTGCACAATCACAGTAGGTTCGTTAATAGTCATCGTAATTATTCTCCATATTCTTGTAGTAGTTTGTCAAACTCTTTTTGAGTCTTGACTTTCTTGTCTTCAATGAAACTTTTGAAGCCTTCACGAAGGAAACGATTCACAGTAAGTAATGCGTTTTCAACATCAAAAGGAGCTTCCTTCTTTGGCTCTTCTTTCATTGACTCATCCTTCATCTTCTTCTTTGCCATTCACATCAACTCTGAAATCAGCAATACAAGAAATATCTTCTTCGAGATCATAACTCATATCTTCAGATTCTTTCATCTGAATCATCAAAGTCACACCCTTCAAAGTATATGTGCTTCCATACTGGAAGGTTGTTTGAGCGAATTTGATGCTTCTTTGTCTGCATCTTCTATTCTTTTTCAAGACTAGTTTGATATGTTTCAAGACTGTTCGCAGGAATCTGCTTGCAGACAGGTAATCTGTTTGCTTTGTCTTCACGAAGATGTTCACATTCGCATCATACTCGGTCATAGTGAAAGTATCCAGTTGGGGGTTGAGTGTGACATTCGCTATATAGATTGTTGAGTCTTCTTCCGCTGGGACTGATTTGTCTATGAATTTCAAATTACAAGCACGAATGATAGGGTCATCAGTTTCTCGAAGAATATTGTATACTAGGATATCACTTGTCAAGTCTGTATCTTCCATCATTTTCACATCCATATCTTGTCCAGTTCGCCCTCGAAGGCATACTCAACATCCTCATCCAAGGCATTGATTGAATCATCAATATAAGGGTCTCCACCATAATATGCACTTCCAGTCTCAAATATTACTGGATAAGGGAAATCGTTAAAGGGGTTTGTTGCAGTATTCGTTATGATGCGAGAATTATCAGCATCATCTAATACATCGAAACTGTTGAACATCATCCCAGTTTGGTAGTGATGCCTTGTCAGTTCCTGCTGATAATCTGCTAATTGTTTGCCTAATGCTTCCGCAACTGTTCCTTCACATTGTTTTGTGTCTTCAATCTTCTTCCCAATGTCAAGTATTAAATCGAGGAATAGGGATAGGTTTTCATCGCTTTCCATCATACCCAATGCTTCTTCAAGCTCATCAGTATTGATATTCACTCGGAGTATTGTGCTGATGTCTTCCGCAAAATTACTCATACAATCCACCAGTCACTAGTGTTCTCTTCTGAAGCTTTCTGCACAGTATGAATATTAGTCAAATGTTGGTTTATGAATTGATGTAGGATATCCATACTTTGCTTGTATAATACTCCACCATAACTGGTGCTTGGTGTTGCTTCCATATCCGAATCATTGACCATTATGTTATATTTATTCCACAGATCACTTGCGGTGAGTTTCACAACTCCACGCAGGTAGAGTCTCCCTTCCACTTCGGTCAAATCATCAATATTCAAGCGGTTTGTGTAGAGTAATGCTTTGTCAAGAGCAACTTCATAGAAGTGTTGCAATTCTGAAGCAGTTACTGTTTTGTTTGCAGATTCATTCGCTTCAGCCACAGTCACAAATGGATTGATGCTTTCATTTGTGATTGTCTCTGCATTATCACTTATTCTCCATCCATCGAGTTCGGCGAGTATTTGTTCTTGTATTGTTGTATTATATGTAGCATCCATCGTTTTTCATCTCCGAAAAAAGTGTTTGGAGAATCATCAATGGATTCTCACAAAATTAAGATATGTATTCTAGTCCTTTGGCACAACTGAAGCGGTTAGGGTGACACTCACATCTTCATCACCATCAACTACAACAGTACTGGTGTAGTCTTCAAAACCATCCGCAGTCACTTCGAGAGTGTAACTGCCTGCGGTGATGTTATAGATGTTTGCTCCGCCTAGCTTACCAGTTGTGCGGTTGATTTCTCCGAATTTGACTTTTGCTCCTTCAACAGCATCAGTTCCATCACTTACAGTTATGTGTATATTGAAGGTTGTGTCATCAGAGTCTTCAGTCGCATAATCATCTGTTTCTTGATTAGGCATTGGGATCTTCGTACACCACCTCGGAGTACAAAGCATCTTCAGAGAATATAATACCAACATCGAAAGCCATATCAACACTAGTCAAGTAAGCTTTGTGTTCAACAGAGTACTCCCCTTCAGATGTAACATCCAAGAGTGGAGCATAAGCAATAGAATCTGGGTTTGCGATAAGAACAACATCACCATAGGAGTTGACTGGGTTGTCTAATGCATCTAACTGTTTGACAGTTCTGCCACGAAGTACCAAGTTTCCAGCATCATCGAAGAAGTAGGCATCACCCCTTTCGGTTTGTCTCTTACTTGCTTCAGCGATAAGTAATGCTTCCATCTTTGAAGATACATAGATGTTAGCGAGTTTCCTTTTTCCACCTTGAGTAGTGAATTGCTGGAGCATAGCATCGATTTGGTCAATCAAGGACACATTAGTTGTATATGCATCTATGTCGGTGAATTTTCCCATCGGCAGTTTTGGGTTAGTTGCTTTGTGATCATCATAGTAATCTGCAACAGAATCTAATTGTGCAAGGATACCATTCAATGCTTCGTAACCTGCACTAGTTTGACTGGCTGATGGGACTTTTCCGAAGATAGCGATTTGGTCAGCTGAAAAAGCACAAGAAGGAATCATCAAAGACTCATATTTTCTGATGAATGCTTCTTTCTCAATATTGGAGAGTAAGAAGGATTTTGGAATCCAAGTGTAGGCGGTGAAGAAATGAGCATCGAGTACAGTCTTCATTAACGCTGGAACAGTCTCTGCGACTTCAGATACATTGGTGATTTGAGTACCTGCACTTGCTCCGCTTACTTTCATCATATTCTGCAAGTCAACTCTTGCACGAAGACTTTGAATGTCTGCTTGTTTTCCATCCATTTCCACGAATCTTAAGTCGGAAAGGAATTCTGCTTCTTCATCAATACGAGTGATGAATTCTTCACTAGGTGCTTCAAGAACACCTTCAGTTACTTGATTATTTGCATCGGTTAATGCTTTCGCCCATTTGACAATAAATGGGGAGTTTGCTTCAATATGGGTTTTGCTTATCATATGTATTACCTCAAAAAATTATCTTCTGATTTTGCAACCTGTCACAGGGTCTCTGCCACGAATCTCATAGAAATTCTTGGTTCTGATTTTCGCATCAGTCTTAATGACTTTTCTTGATTTGGTGATTTTCGGAGATTCTTCTGCTTCTGCTTCAACTTCTTCAACTTGGGTTTCAGAAGTTTCTTCATCTGCAGACTCTTCGGTTTCTAATAATTTTGCTATTTGTTCTTCAAGTTTCGCTACTCTTTCTTCAAGAGTCACATCAGTTTCTTCTTTTTCTGTGGTTTCATCTTCGGATGATTCTTCAGCAACTTCTTCTTTGGACTCTTCTTTCTTAATCTTTGGAGTCTCTTCTTCGGAAGTTTCGGTCTCATCTTCTACTGTTTCCACAACATCATCATCTTCTTCTTCCTTTGGTTCTTCATCACTTTTCTCAACTTCAGCTTCAGAAGGTTCTTCATCTTCCACCTTGCTGATTAAAGCTTTCAAACCATCAATGAATTCTTTCATATCCATAACAGGGTTCTCCTTTTTAGATTTTCGTATATATGTATCATAATCATATATGTGCAAGCCAATCCTATTCGCAGGGTTATCAACAAAACTGATGAATCTTGGGATTACACAATCCATCTTCGGAAGATCCTTGTATCGGACTTCTCCTGTAAGGTTGATACTGCATTCGGATTTGACACGATTGGAGAGACTGACTCCGCCGAATTCTCCTTGAAGTATTCTTTCTTGGATATTCGGATTGTCGACTCTTATTACTATCATCCAACTACCACTAGGGATGGTCATTAGTCCGAGTGTTTCATCAGTTTTGCTAATGTAATTCTCAAGCAGACTAACTTCCTGCAAGGGCAAGTCATTATGATGCACTTCAAAGGAATCTTGATTGTTGAATGAAGTGAAGATTTCTTTGATTTCTTGAGTATTGAGTATGTCTCCATCGGTGTCGGCTATGCCATTTGCGATGACACAAGCTTTCACATACAATGCATTCTTTTTGCATATTAGGGTCATTTCATTCTGTCCTCCCTCCTTCATCAGTTTTGCTAATGTAATTCTCATATAAAGTGTATGAGTATAATGTTATTGCCATCCTTGTGCATCACTACTGTAAGCGACTTCGGATAGGCTATAGGATTGGTTTTCAACTGTCACTTCTTCATTCTCGTAACTTGTCCAGCATTGACAGTTGCAAGTGTTACTGCAGTTGTTATGTTCGTTGTCAATATCTCCAGCGAACAATAAGTAATCTGTGTCTCCAGTCACTTCGTTCACAACTTCAAATTTACTTGCGAAGTCAACTGTCTGACCATCCATTTGTGAGTGTCTTGTATTCTCAAGTTCACTCCAATTCCAAGTCTTTGTCTGATGGATTCTGTCGAGTCCTTCTCGATAAGCTTGTTGATTCTCCATCCGCTTTGTCTCGTAGTCTAGTCGATTGCTTTTGTATCTTTCAAGGTCACGAGATAATTGTTCAAGTTCTCGTTGAGTGTATTCTCTGCCACGAAGGTTGTGACCCCTTTCAAGGGTACGATTCAATATTTCTTGTCTGCTCGTAGTAGGGGGCAACTTCTCAATCAAAGTCTTGTACTGTGAAATGTTGACACTTGCATCATTCATCACATTCTCAACCGCTTTCAAATTACTCTCGATTCTCTGAATCTCTTTCGCAGTAATCTTGTCCGCTACATCTCGTGCAGTATTGTTCGCAACGAGTCTGCTCCAGTCTGCCTTGGTGACCATACTGTTATTCAATAATCTTTGGAAGTCTTGAGCAGTAGCAATCCGATTGAGCTTTATGATCTCACTACCATACACCGCAGGTTTGAAAGTGTCGATTGTGGTGTCAGATGTTGTATCGTACTCAAGTATTTTCTTATCGACTAATCGATTGTTGATTTGCTGAATTTTCCGATGCAGTAATCTTCGTGCATCTTTTTTGATTGTGATTCTCCGCTCTTGCAAGTAACTTTGGTAGTATTTGTTCATTCGCATCTGTGAATCAACTCCCTATTTTTTTATTCGATTGTTCGGAGTATTTCTTCTATCTGTGCGAGTTCTTCTTCACTTGCAGAGTCAAGGGATTGGTAATAGGAATCTAGTTTGCGGTAATCCCATAGGCTTGTGTTGACTGTGAAATCGTAATCGTTCAAGTTGATGATGTCATTGTATTGGCTTAATCCAGTAATAGTCTGCTGGAGTGTGAGTAAGCCATTGTTCCATTGTTCAATCAGTAGTCCGACTTCGGTCTCTCGTTTGTCAGAGAAGATAGGGACACTCATTTCCACATCAACACGAATCTTGTACAAGTCATAGATGAGTTCTTTGATGAAGTCTTTGAATTTCTTCTGCTCATTCTTCAAATCAAGAGTATAGATTTCCCATATAGACTGGGTCTTATTACTGTTCATTGATTCTTTCTCGGTATTAATCATCAACCTTGTTAGGGGGATTCCATAACAGTTGAGTACAGACTGTTCCGCCTTTTCTTGTATAGTATTCAAGTAATCGTAATTATTATTCTCAAGTTTGATGTAATCTAAAGTAACAGGGCGATTGGATTCTGTGAACAATACTGCAGTACCACCATTCGCTTCCGCCAGTTCTTCGGAGATGACTTCTTCACGAGACTGCACTTTCACCGCATCACCATTCTCATCGTATTGAACAGGAGCTTTCAATTGTGGCTCGAGATTGATATTCAGCACACCACTTGCGATATTACCTGTGGAGATGGTGCTGTAATTTTTCTTGCTGATTGCAATCTCTGTGAAGATCTTGTCAGACTCATTCACCCAAAGTGGCAAGCTGAAGAATTCGTAGAAATTGTCACCCCCAAGGATGGCACAATCCTTCAACTCTTCACCTTCATATGTTGTGAAGTTGATTGGGTAGTTCTCACCCATTATTTTGAAATAGTGGACTTCTGTGTTGACTTTCTGTCGGAGCAGGTAGTATTCTTCCTTGCCAATTCTCACTTGCACTACTTTGCAGGTGTAGATTGGTATTTGTCGGAGTGTGAATCTTGTACTGTCATATGCATACTCGATTGCACCCCATCCAGCATAATAGTAATCAACTGCAAGGTTGTAGAGTTCTGTCTGATTCTCGAGCAAGTAGTCAGTGATTTTCTGCACTACTGTATCTGCTTCAGCATCTTCAACATCATTATCTAGTGTCAATGTGATGTCATTCAGTATGATGTCTTTGGCGAGTATTCTGCAGGATTTCGCTACATAACTGCTATTCTCGAAAACATATACTGCAGTCTCCATAGTGACTGGTGTTTTCAATTCTGTGCTTGTATCTGCAGTATCTTTTTTGACACTACTGAACAAGTGCATATTATTCAAATTGTTAGCAACGCTTTTGTGAATCCTTGCCATTTCAGTATTAATGATTTTTCCAGTAATCTTCATATTATCCACCTATTCTCCTTCCAGTTGTGAATCGTGTTTGTTTTCCGATGATTTCTTCGTGAAGGTAATTCCGAACGAGACTTGCACTATCTACAAGGTTCGGTGATTTGTCATTCTTGATGGGGTTGAGTCCGACACTTTCATCTATGAATTCATCCATATCAGTTGATTCTTTGTTGAGTTTTGTGTTCCCCATTTTGATGCTATGTAGTAGGGGTCTTGCTCTCTGAAATTTTGAGCCACTTGGATGTTTGAGCATTACAGGTATCCCAAAATCGGATAGTAGGTCTTGGAAGTATCGTTGAGCGTAGACTGGACTTCCACCACCTTCCTGCTCTATCACAACTGCTGATGTTGTGGGGTACTCGTTCGGCTTGTTATATTTCATCACGAACCGAAGCAGTAAGTCTTCCACATAGCTGGATTGTGTCTGTGCGAAGTCACGAATATACTCCCATCCATTTGCTAGTAGTTCGTAGCAACAGATTGCGAATTTGTCTTTGCCTTTCCCTGCAAGGTCAATTCCGATTAATTGGAGTTGTAATGGTGTTTGCAGGTTTGTGACTAGTTGTGCTTCTATCTCATCCCTGTTAATCAAATCTCCAACTTGGACTTTGTAATGCCAATTCCCTTTCATCTGATATTGTCTATCGATATAATCCAGTTCCATCAAAGCTTCTTCATAAGTCCTAGTGTCGATATAGGGATTGTCTTTGTAACCCATCTCAACATAGGGCAATTCACCATCCACATACTTGTCTCGCAGGTATTCAGTAGTTGATGTTGCTGAAGGGTTGCTTGCATTCACTACTCGAAGTGGGATTGGATCATCTGTGGATTTTCGGACACTACGATTCAAGAATCTTAACACACTCTCATCAAGTTCGCTGGCTTCATCGTTGAGGATAGTGTGGTAAGATTCTCCTTTGACATCTTGTTTGTGTCTTTCATCTGCGAATGCTTTGAAATGTATTTCCGCACCACAAGGGGATGTGATTTTGATTGGACTGGATTCTCGGACATTGAGTCCTTCGACTCTTTTGATGATGTCGAATACGCTTCCACTTCCAATTAGTTCCCTATATCCCTTTCTTGTGACTAGGCAACGATAATTTGGATAATTCATAAATTGTAGTGCTAGTGCGGAGAGTAGCATTGTTTTTCCACCACCACCTGCTCCCCCAGTCAAGAGCCTGTTCACGCCATCGAAGTTTTGGCAGGATAACATTGCAATATCTTCCTGCAGGGGGTACAAGTCGAAATGGATATAAGGGTTATTATATATTGTATGAGCGTAGAGTAGGTAGTCTGCATCGGTGAATCTGAAATCACTTCTCTTCATCTGCAACTTCTTTTCTCTCCTTTTTCATATCCGCAACTTTTAATAGTAATTCGTTGTCGGATTTAGTTTCTTGTTTGATATCGGCTGTGATTTTCTGCTGTACATTCTCTGTCGCTTCACCCAGCTCCAACAAGTCCATATCATTGATGACTTTGATTCCTTGCATATTTTGATTGAAGTCATAACCGCTCTTCTGACCAGTTCGGATTTGGTCTCGGATATTCCTCAATTGTGTCATCTTAATCTCGTGTAGCAAATCAAGTTCTTCCCTTGAATGCTTCAACCGAAGTTGCCTTAAATACAAGGTTCTTTCATTCGCTTCATTTTCCAAGAAGGCTTCCTTCCTTTTCCGCCAAGAACATCTCTGACTCCAATTATACATAGTATTCAATGTAGGTATCTTCGCTTTTTTTCCATTCGTTTTTTGGATTTCCCTTGGATTGTTTTGGATGTGTTCATAGAATTTTTGTATTTCGTAGGTGGGGTAGTTTAGGAACTCTTGAAACCAACAGTAGGCGTTACTGGATTCTTTTTTTTGTTTTTTCCATATTGGTTTTTGGAGTTCTGTGGTTGTCATAGTTTGATCACTAGATTATTTTGATTATGTTTGTTATGATGAAGGCTATTACTGTTGCTGTTATACTGCTGATGAGTCCGATTTGTATTGTGTATCGTGATTCTCGTTCTTCTTCATCTTGTTTTCGTAATGCTCGTTCTGTTTCTTGTGCTATTCGGATATTGGTGAGTATGTTTGTATTGTTTTCGGTTATTTCGGTTAAGTGTTGTATTTGTTGTTGTAATGCTTTGTTTTGTTCTTCGAGTTTTACGATTCGTTGTATTTGAGTATTGTATTCTGTGACCCAGTCATAATTCGTTAGTGGGGGTTGTGGTTTTGTGGTTTTGGTGGGGGTCATATTATATCAACACATTATTAATGATTATTATGATTCTTTTTTTTAGTGTGGGGACTATGGGGAATAAGTAGGGGGGATTGTGTGTGTGGGGGTTTATTTTGTGATAGTAAACTTATAGGTGAAACAATGAACTATGGCATTCAAGACAATAAATGATTCTTTTTTTGTACTAGAAGGAAAAAAATGTGTCATCTCCCACAATTGTTTTCTCCCTGCTTATTCGTTGTAGTCCCATTTTGTATGGTTTTTGCATATTTTCCTAATGTTTTTCAGAGGATTTTATATTTACTCTATAGGGTTTAGTTCAGATGTTCACAAAAGGGGTTATTTTTCCTTTTGTGGATGTTTTAGGGGTGGAATCGAACCACCACAATGTTTTGAACCATCACTAAAACCTTTTTTTTTGATGATATTATGTTGTATTTGTATTTTTTCAAAAAAATTTGGAGCGAATATATATAGTAAAAAGCTACAATAGTATAGGAATCCTTTTCAATAAAGTCAAGCATTGCCAAGAAAGATTTTGATATCACATCTGAATTAGTTGATAAGAAATTCGGAATCAAAATCCTAGATACTGATAAGTTTATACTTTTGATTTTATTGAATCCAAGAGAAGGATTTATAATTATTGTAGCTTATTCTTAATACATAACCTAGCGGTTATATGAAATAAAAAAAGAAGGAGTAAATGTAATAATGGGGTGATGTGATGGTGTTCTAAAAAAGGAAGGTGTGTTGTTGGTAGTAATTGCAGAGTCTTGTTATGATTGTGCTGTAAATGTTCTCGGTTAGATCGTGTTCATTGCAGACTCTATAGTTTTGTACTCGCAGGCTTGTGTTTCGTAGTTTCTTTGTGTAGAAGCATATTGCTGTTATGATGGTTTCGCATTTTGCGTTTCTGTGGAGTTCTTTGAGTTCGACATTCTTTATTATGTTATAGATTATTTCTTTGTCTGTTCCTGTGATTCTCATTTCTTGCATTATTGTGTCTGCGGTGCGTAGTTTTTGTTTGGTTCTCCATTCTTGCATATACTTGTTGTTGTTGGGTTCGCCTGCTTGTTTGGTTTCGTATTTTCGCAACAAGTATTGTATGTCTCTTTTTGTCATATTTTTTATCAACTATTTCTTTTTTTCTTGTTTTGCAATTTTGCAATGGGGTGTGTGGATAGAGTGTGTTTTTCTTCGATTATGTCGCTTTCAGCTAGTCCACTAGCCCTTGCAAAACTCTTCTATGGTCTTCTTTTTTAATATTACTCTTTATTTGGTCTTTTTTTATATATTTAAAGACTTTTTAAGTCTTATAATTTTTTCTCATTTAGCAGTTTTTTTCTCCTGTTCCTTAACCATTCAAGGTGTTGTTCGAGTTCGGTTGTGTCTAGGCAATGTTCTTGTCCAGTCTGAATCATTTTCTGTATTCGTGCTTCTTGTTGTGTGATTGCTTGAAGTTCAAGTTCTAGATAATTCTTACTCATACTAATCACTCCCTATTGTTAATCGTTGAAGACTAGTTTGTTCAGCCATTTCCTGCTGGGGGTATGTAGTGTTTGCTCGTGCAGTTGGTCGAGTGCATCAAGGTTTGCTAATTTCTCACCTAGTTTGTTTGAGATGATTATCATATCCTTGTAATTGATATTGTCATACTCTTCACGAAGTCCCCTGTTGAGTTGTCTCAAGTATAATTCGACATCTTTGTGTATTCTTGTTCGTAATCGTTTGTAGTTTGCTTCGTTTCTTTTCACATATTCGGAGTCATCAATCATCTTCATTCACTCCCCTTGTATGATCCCTAAATTTGTTGACATATTCTTCGTAATCTTCTTTTTTGATGAATTGGAAGAAGAGTTGTATGTTGTTGTCTGTGAGTCCTGCTTCTAGGAGTTTCTTGTAGTTTTCTTTTGTGAGCAATAGTTTTCTGAATTTGTCTATTCGCAGTTCCTTTTTTTCATCCTTTGGGTATGGTAGGTCTTTCCAAGTTTTGCCCTTGCTTCGCAGGTAATGGTGGATGTGGTCGGTTTTTGTATTGTTCTCTTTTGCAATTGTCATTACTGATTTTCCTTCGAGTTTGCATTTTTTTAGGTATCCGACTCCGCCTTTTTCGTTGAGTGTTTTCACAGTTTGATTGTAATCGTTCCTGTTCTTGATTGTGTATTCTTTTTTCTTTTTCTCGAATTCTTCTCGTAGACTAGTCATTATATCTGACTCCAATTAGTACCTTGGTTTGTGCAGTATCTGTAGATGCTTTGCGGACTTTTGAGATGGTATTTGTTTGCGATTGCTCGTGCGGAGTAGCCTTGTTTTTTGAGTTTGCATATTTTCTCGATGGTGACTCCTTCGAGTCTGCTGGGTCTTGTTCGCCTGCGTGGTAATTTTCTCCAATTGATATCGTGTTTTTGTAGGTATTTGTGGAGTGTTTGTTCTGTTGTGTGTAGTTCTTTTGCGAGTTCTCGTTTAGTTTTTTTGTTCCATCTTTGTTTTTTGATGTAATCGACTCCGCCAAGATCAGTGATGGTTTTTTCAAGGTTGGTTAAGTAGCAGGGTGTTTTTTTGGGTCTTGTGGGGAGTAGTGTTTGTTTGATTGGAGTTTGTTCTTGTCTGATTTGTTCTTTTGCTTCTTGTTGTATCTGTGGGAGTTTGTTCTTGTCCCAATCGTTTTCTAGGAGTTTTTGGCGGACTATTTCTGCTTCGTGTTTGCTGTAGTATCTGCCATAATCATATCGTTTTCCTTGCAGTACTCTTGAGACACGATATGTTGTTTCATACTTGCATTTTGTTACTGTTCCCCTGTTTCTTCTTTTTGGTTTTGATGGTCTTCCTTGTCTTCTGTAGTTTGTTTCTTGTGTTATCTGTTTTTGGATTGTTCTCCATTCATAGGGGGTTAGGTTGTTTTGTTTTTTGATTTCGTTGACTGGTGTTTCTCCTTGTAGGTACTCGGTTTTGATTTGTTCATATGTCATCATCGTGATCATTAGCTCCCATTAGTTCATCTATTATTTTGTTGACTTGTTCTTCAGCGTTTGGCATATAGTGTAGCTTGAGTTGTTTGTAGATTTTTAGTAGTAAATCCTCTGCTTCTTCCTTGACTTTTTCAAGATTGTTTATTATTGCTTCTTGAGTGTTGAGTACATCTACAAGGCATTGTAGGGTGTGTTCATCTGCGTTAATGAAGTATGCATTTTCGTTGTGGTAATCGTAGATTCTCCATTGGCTGATGGATGGGTCTGCTTTTGTTAATTCAAATCGTTTTTCAGTCATTTTCCTTGCTCCATTCTAGGAATTCTTTTGCTAATCCATTTTCGATGAGAAAACCGCTTGCTAATAGGTTTAAATGATGAGCTTCAACCTTCTCTTTTTCGAGTTGTTGGATGTCTTCTTTTAGGTAGTCAATTTCCTTGAAAAGGTCTTTCCCAGTTATCATTCGCAGGGTGTCATTTTCTTTTTCCAGTTCCTTGATTTTCTCATCCTGCTCATTCAACTTTCTTTCCACTTCTTTATTACTCATTCTCCTTGGATAGGGGTATTTGGATAAATCTTCAAAGATTGCTTCCATCCCTTTTTCATATGCGAGTTTAAATCGTTTTTCAGTCATTCCACATCACCTATGCTTTTGATAATCTTTCAAATACTTTCATATCATAATCAGATAACTGTTTAACAATCTCATCATTTAATAAAAGTAACATTATATGAGTTAAATCTTTCCTTATTAATTGTAATTGTTCTTTTAACTGCTCACTTTCATCGTTTAACTCATTCAATAAGTCAACTAACTCTTGTCTTTGTTGATATTCAACAACCCAATAAGTAACTCTGCCACCATCTTCTGCTTGTTTTTGATTGTCAAATATTGTTTCATCTAACAGTTCAAATCGTTTCTCACTCATTCCAACCATTCCTCCAATCCAGTATAATACCTTTTCCCATACAATTTCACATCAGACACTCCCAACTCACACAATTTATCCTTAAATGCCTCCAATTGCAATTGGAGTTCCTTGATTTCCTCATCTTGTTCATTCAACAAATCAATAGTTGCAAAATGGTTTAATTTTTTCCCACTTGCAGTGTCAATTATTCCTACAAGATACTCATCAGAATAGAACTCAAATCTCTTTTTTTCACTCATCATCAAACAACTCCTTGTACTTTTTTAAAACTACTGGATTGCTATTCATCTCTCCAAACATACCATAAAGATAAAATCCACAATCATTCAATTCTGATTTCAACCGTTCATTCTCTTTTTCAAGATTTTTGTAATCAGTTATCATTTCATCAATAGCAATTTTCTGCTCATCAATGATAGATTGTTGCTCATTCAACAATCTTATTAAACCTAAAAAATTACTCATGCTACCATAATGATAAACATTACCAGTTTCAACATCAGTTACAATAATCTCACCAACATCATTAGTGCTTACAACAAACTTATCACTCATCATTCAACTCCCTAAATTTTGTATCAAATGCCCATTGCAGTTTTATTAACACATTCTCTACAATAGCAATTTCAGAAAAGGACATCTTATCATATTTGTCAACATACTCTGAAAAGATACTTCCCACAATCTCATTGACTTCTTTGACTGATATTTGCTTCTCACTCATCTTCAATCACTTCTATTTTAACCTGTTTCCTAATAATGCTCAAATCATTATACTTACAATCCTCGTATGCTCTTTTGACATAATTCTTTGCAAGAGTCTTGTCAAAAAACCAAGCAACGATCCAATTACCATCTTGTACTGAATAAACACTATCTATTTCACTTATTTTTCTCATCAAACATCACCTTTGTTTTCACTTTCCGCAAATCCACAAAATATTTTTGTGTCAAATCTTCATAAGCACTTACTAATAATCGTAATCGCCTATTCTCCTCTCTCAATACTTCATTTTCTTTTTCAATGTCCTTCTCACCGAATAACTGATCTTCAGTCATATTCCCATCTCATCCTTTAGCATATTTTGTTCACTTCATCATACAATTCTTCAGCTTCTTCCTGTGAAATGTAATCATCATCTCGTTTCTTAATCACAAAGGTTAACTCATCATTGCCTTTTCTGATTATATTGGAGATGTCATATGTTTCTCCATTAGTATCCATTATTATGATATCAATTATGTTTCTTTGCACCATCACTTTTCACCTTCTTCCAATTCCTTGATTTTTTCTTCAAGGTCACATCTCCTTTTGCGTATTATTATTAGATAGTCTGATTTGTAGGTAGTTAACGCAGGGGATAATCCTTCACTATCATATATCCTGTCTTGGATATACCATTGAGTCCCCTTATTTGATTTTTTTTCACCTACCCCCCCCCATACTTTGACTTTGACTTCTCTCATTGGAACATCTCTTCTATTATCGCTGTAACCACATTTGTAGTGACAGCATTGCCCAAACACTTATATCGTTGAGTATCACTAATCAACTCTCCATCCTTGCCCCACTTTGTCCAATCATCAGAGAATCCTTGTAATCGTTCGCATTCAACTGGAGTCAATCTTCGGATTAGGAAATCCTGATCAACAGTACCCCAATTGCCACCACAACTCAAAGTACCTGCAAGATTTTTTTGTACTCTACCCCTACCAGTAGAACCATTTGGATAATCACGTCTTACCCCATCACAAGGGAATGCTTCATCATAACCTTTCTTGGTAGCAGTAGCAATCTTCAAAGGTTTGATAATTTTGTTAAGTTGCTTTAGTTTCACTCCTTCATCAGTTTCTGTGCTTGTTCTTGGGAGAGATAATATTTCGGATCCACATTTTCTTCGAGAATATCCTTTAATGAACACTCTCTCTCTCTTCTGTGGAACTCCGAAATGGGCAGAATTAAGTACCTGCCATTCAACATTATACCCCAAACTGGAGAGAACCCCAAGTATGACTTGGAAAGTTTTTCCTTTGTCGTGAGACAGTAGACCTTTAACATTTTCGAGTAGAAAATATGGGGGTCTTTTGTCCTTGAGAACCCTTGCAATCTCAAAAAAGAGCGTACCTCTTGTATCGTTAAATCCTTTCCTTTTTCCTGCAAGACTGAAAGCTTGGCAAGGAAATCCTCCAACGAGGAACTCAAAGTTTGGCAAGTCTTTGGTATTGATGAGTCTTGCATCTCCATAGTTAATGTGGTTTGGATAGTGTTTTTCATATATTTTCACCGCATAATTGTCTATTTCCGAGTAGCCGACACATTCAAAACTGGTCTCGGTATCTGCTTTTTCTATTCCACACTCAAATCCCCCAATGCCAGCAAACATTGAGAAGTATTTGATTGTTTTTTCAGTAGTCATTGTTATCGTTTTATTTTTTGTAATTGTTTTTCTGTTTCGTTCAAAGTATTGTGTACGAGCCATAACCGAATGATATAACTACTGATGCTCAAACAATGGGGGCATTGCACATAATACTCCTTGCCGAGTATGTAGTGTAGGAATATTCGTAATTCGCTGACTCGTGTCTTTTTTCCACAGTAATTGCACATTATTGTTTGCATTACTATTCTCCTAGTTTTGTGTGTTTTCGTGGATTCCAAAATCCTTCCAGTTCTTCTTTTTCCTTTGCGGATAATTTCATATACTCTTCTTTGCTCATTATTTTCTGTTTGAGTCCATCGTAGTAGTCTGTCATTCGCCATCTTACACATATGTTATGCCTGCGGACATTTTTTCTGAATTGTCTGACTTCACGATTGCTCCAATTAGGATGAATGTAGTAATTATCATCTAGGGGTTTGTGGGAGCGGTAACCATCACGAAGCAAGGTTAATGGTCTGTACCGACAATCCATTATCTGAATCCCCAGTTCAAAGCATTTCCTTCGCTTTTCTTCGAGTACATCATACCCTAATTCGTGATTATAGAGCATAAAGCATTTGCAGGCTCTTCTTTCAAAACCTGCATCAGCCAGTAACTCCACAACCTTTTTAACTTGGTCAAATCCTTCCTTGCTATCCCAAGCGAAGTAGCAATCACGAAACCCTGCTTCATACAGCATCCTTGCAAGATGTGGTTTTCGTAACAGGATTCGCAAATCAACACCACTCTGACAAGTCACACTCTTCAATTTTCTATCTTTTCGGAGTTGGATCATCTCACCAAGAATATTTTCAATATATGGATTAGCTAGGAAGTTATTGTCATAGAACACTAGTTTTTGTTTTTCAATCTCATCAAGGATGGTTTTCTTGTACTTGAAAGTGGGTTCGATTGTTGTGATTCCACAGAATCCGCAATTCCTTATGCATCCCCTTGTTGTGTGTAGTATTTGGAAATCAATCGGCTCATCGAGTAATGTGTAGTCCGCATAGTCATCACAGTATGTTCCTACGATGATTTTGTCTGCTCCAGTCAGTTCCTTGCACTTCTGTGGCATTAGGCTTGCCCATATTCCACCAACGATGACATATGCTTGTGGTTGGTAGAATCTGCACCATCTTACTGCACTCATCACCGCTTCGGAGTAGTATGTGAAACTGCTTGTTACGAAGCAGACATCTGCTTTGAAGTCTGTGTATTCTTGTTTGCCAAGGCGAATCATCTTAACAGTATCCCCACGATGTTTGTGATAATTTCCAATCTTCAACAGCCCAATAGGGATTCGGTCACTATGGTTGATGCTTTTTCTCTTGTTTGGGAAGTCACAATCAACGAGCAGAACATTCATAACCAATTCACTCCTTGCTGAAGAGCTTGACAATGAAATCATCCTGCTTCACATTATCTGCATCAGCAGGATCTGTGACATTGAATGTCAACTCTATCGCATCATTCGTGCAGACTGTTTGGCAGACTTCACATTTCCAGCACTCTGTGACATTGAGATATAGCCCCCCCCCCATTTATGCTTAAGCATTGGTTGGAGCAGGCTTGCACACATTTACCACATAATGTACAATCATTGACTTTGAATATGAAGTGTAGGTCTGAAGAGTAGTAGGGGGAGTCAGTCATCATCATCAACGATTTTTTTGTACTTGTTCAAGACATACTCTATGTCTTCGACTCTAGAGTGGAACATCTTGTTCAGCATCTCATCACTATCATCCAAGGGCAGGTCAATTAGTAATTGCCTGTACCCTAGTTTGAGATTGTCGAGTGCTAATTGCAAGAAGTCCAAGTTTTCTTTTGTGTCTTTTTTTTCAGTATCGTGTATCTTATCCATCATCATCATTTCTCCAATATATCGTAGTAATCTAGTTGCATCGTGACTGTTGCAACTTCGAGTATTCAAGATTGTAATAATCACCCTTGTTTGATCACGAGAGTTCATCTTTCCTGTAGGCACATTACTACTCCGAGCAGGAGCAGTAGGCATACTATTCCAATGTAGTGGATTGGCATTATATTTCTCCGAGTTCTCCTTCGTGTATGAAGTGGTGCAGGTTTGTTGCTGTTTTTTTGCTAATTCCTTTCACACTTGTGAAATCTTGAACAGAGCAAAGCATCAAATCGCTTAAGTTTTCTATGTCTAGTGTTTCCTTTATCGTATCTGCCTTTTTTGTGCTGATGTTTTTGACACTACACAGGACTACATCCACTACTGATTCTGTTGCAAGGTTGTCCCTTTTCATAGCACCATACCCTTTCAAGTTCAAGCATTTTTGTGTCTGCAGGAACATTTCTTGGAACGCTTGATGCTCTGTATTGACTGTTATGACATTGCAGATGCTTCTGCATCTTCGGAGACCACCTTTGTATTTGTTAGTTAGTCTGATGCTGTATTCTTTTTGTGTTTCGTAATGTTTCTTCAAGTAGTGTCTTTTTGAGTCAATATATCTACTTATACTGCCTTCAATTATCAAGAAACTGAATGGGTAGTAAGCAGATTGATTTGTCACTTGATTAAAGATATGGTTCTTGTTGAAACTCTGCATAAAATCATCAATGGTTTTATATTCGTAACAGACTTTGTCATCGAATACGAAGTCCCCTAATGCCAAGCTTTTTGATTCCACTTCAATTCCTTTGCTTGTGTAATACAGTTCTGCTCTTTCTCTGCGAGATGACTGCCTTGCATTCTCACCCCTTTCACGATAGTCAATCTCTAGCTTCATCATCATCGCCACTATTATGCAGGTTTGCACAGATGCTTTCAAGGGTATAACCATCCCCCATCAAGTCATTGAGTTCAGCATCAATGCAAGTCAATGTCTTGTCAATCTCTGCAAGGAGATTGTTCTGTTTCTCTAATAGATCTAAAAATTTATCCATCCCAACTATAGTTACTGTTGTCATAGTATTCCACCTATATTCTGTTTTGCAATATTGCAATAAGGAGAGTAGAGACTCTTTCTTTTGTTGTGATTATGTGACTTAAATCTAGTTCACTAACCCTTGCAAAATAAAGGAGAAGCCTCCTTTTCCCTAAATAATGTATTATAAGTATTATTTAGGTAAATAAAGCCTAATTTGTTACTCTCCATTTTTTCATATTGTTTTTTCCACGATTGATTTTCCGAACCAGTTTTTCTTCAGCTAGAGAAAGTTCGGATAATTCCTGCTTTACTTTTGGCACGATATCCAACCAACTGTCGCAGACTCCATAATTATTGTAGAGCCATTTTCGTAGTTGTTTGTCATCCTGTGTTCCGCCAGTTATAGCTTCTTTTTCATACTCTGAAATCCTTATTATTTCATTGAGTTCACCTTTCCTTCTTCGCAAGTATTCAAGTTCCCATACATCCGACCATAGCACTTCATCAAGTATGCATTTGTTCTTGTTCCTACAGAGACTGCAACCGCTCCCTTCACTATAGTTGCAAGTGTTTCTCTCTTCAACTATCTGCTGATGGTTTTCCCATCTTTGTTTTTTCACTTTCCTTAACATTTCTTCTAGACTGCTCATACTTTTTCACCATTAATCCTATTTTGCAATACCCCATTGCAAAACTCATTCCATAGTCAGTTTTGGTTTTAACCCACTTTTCCTTTGACTTTTTTTCGTGTTTTTCTATTTTGCAATGGTTTTGCAAGTTTTGAAATTGTTAGTCAACTTACACACCCCCTCCTTACCCTATTGCAAAATTGCAAAACTCAATTTTCCAACTTTTCAAGGAAGGAGCATCATCAAAAATGATTTTTAAAAGGGTCTGCTTGGTTCGTATTTTGCAATGTCGCATATTTCTTACATTGCAAAACTCAATTTTCATCCTGCAAAACATCGTGATCATCCGCCAACTCCACAACATTCCAAATCGGAATATCCACCCTAGGGTCTTGCCACATTATATCAAGACCATCTGTAGGAATATCATTCTCCATTAAGGTTCTCATTGAGTCCCCTAGCTCATATTCGATGAGTTCTTTCATCTCATCAGACAACTCCATACTAGGCTCGGAAGTTTTTTGATAATGTGGAGATAACAAGTATTGGTTTCCCCTTTTATCACGATTCACCACTTTCAAGAGTTTGGCTTCTTCAAGCTCACGAAGGTAATTGTACAGACTTCGCTGTGAAAGATTCAACTTGGAAAGACTGTGATAGTCTTTGACTGTGAAGCCTTTCGCTTCGATTTTTTCACGATTGTAACCGAAAACTCCATCTCCTTCATCTTCATCATCATCATCTTGTAATCTGAAGATTTCTATCATCTGCGGTTCAAGGTCTTCAATCTCGTGCAAGACTTCCACCGCTTTGGGGCTTACATTCCAATTACTGGCATCACGATAATCCTTGAAGAGAGTGGTGAAGATTTGCAAATCATCCTTGGTTGTGAAGATGACTTTCTGCCCTTCTACTTCTATGAGTTCGTGGTTGTAGAAGTTCAAAGCACAGATAACTTTCATAATGTTGTTGTACTTGTCATAGTCTCTCTTGTAGTACTTTGAGTGTTCTAGGAATTTCATTATCTCGCTTGTGTAAATGTTAATGATTTCCACACCTTCCAAGCAGTCAATCAAGTGTTCAACCATCATCTTTATTAACTCAAATTTCTGATGGTATTCTTGACATTTACGCCAAGTCGCACCCTTCATCTCGCAGACAACTGTTCGCATCGTGTAGGAGTCCTTGTTTGTCATCTTCGGAGTGACAAAGATGCTCCTGCTGATTTCTTGGTCATCAAACTTGTAATTCGGAACAGTTGTATATGTGAGTGCAGGTCTGCCTTCCAATACCATATCCACAACTTCCCAACCACCATCTTCAGCAGGAATGTTCGTTGGCTTTCGCAAGAACCCATCACTTTGCAATTCCTTCAGCCGATTTTTAGCTTCAGCTATGAATTCCTGCTCATTATTACCGCCCAAGTCACCATAATTCACGATTTTGCCATCGTAGAACCTTGGGTCTCCCCTTGCTTGGTTGAACATCGCAGACTCTGTTATGCTTTTCTCATTCAGTATGTGTGAAGAATCAATCATAGAGAGTGCCACATTTTGTATATGTGTTTTCCCTGTTCCACCTTCACCGAGACCAATGACACTAATTGGTTCGTGAAGCAAAACTTGGGAGCAATAACACAAGAAAGAAATCAATATGTTTTTTCTCTCACTCGCAGTTTCCCAGTCAACAAGAGAGCCAATATAAATCAATGGATGATCCAACTCCTTCAAGATTTTTTCAGCTTCGGCAAGATCTTCTAGTCTCTTCGCTTCGGCTTCTTCATCTTGGATTTGTTGTTGTTCTGCTTCGATTTCTCGTAGCATTGCGAGTTGTGTGTCTGCGATTTGTTTCACAAACTCATACTGACTATTGACTTTGTTCTTGTTGTAGACTCCTTGGGGGTCTATTTTTTTCTTGATTTCTCTTGCAATAGCTGATTGTGGGGCTAGTTGCAAAGGTGGGACTCCTGTGAGTTCGCTGACTGGTGACCCATTTCGCAGGAATATGTAAGTTGCTTGTGTTTCTTTTCGTGCAGTCTGTATCTGTAGAGAGTATTCTTCGGATAATGTGATATCTTCTATTTCAACAGACATTGTTCAGTTCTCCTTACAAAAAAAATGGAGTAGAAATGAATCTACTCCCAATCAATTATTCTAAATGAATTATATTCACTATCTTCTGCTCCTTCAAGGACTTCAATTGTGATTGTTTCCTTGTTGTTTAAGTATTCAATTACTTCTTCAAGGTTTATCTTGTTTATACGATTGATTCTGTTACCCCTTGCATCTTTCACGATATTAGGATTGATTTTCTCCAGTATTGAACTGATGCAATCAAAAGTACTGCGATAGAAGTCAAAACCCTGTCTTATATTCTTAATCATAGGGAAATCAAGGGGGACATTCATATAAGCATCAAGCAGTTCTTTCTCTTCATCATCAATGAGTCTGATTCTGACACTTGTGCTTTTTCTCCCTTCCTTTGGCTCGAATCTGAAGACATTTGGTTTGCCCTTGAAGGTAGTGCCTGCTTCAGCATCATTGATTGTGAATTTCTCATAATCAGTCACATCAAAGTATTCTGTTTCTTGTACTGTTTCTACTTCTACTCCGAAGAGTGGTGCTACTGTTTCTACATTGTTGTTTTTGTTCATTGCCATAATTCTCATACTCCTATTTCCTAAATAATATCTCATACTGTCTTTTCATCTGTGAATATGCTTCACTAACTCTATGTAGTTCTTCAATCTGTGTGCTTAATTTGAGAGTGACATATGCTTTTCTGCCACTTTCATTTGTGATTTTTGGTAATAATTGTGCTTCTCTTTCAGCATTCACTTCCTTCCAGTTTGTTCCTGTTAATATCTTTGCTTCTGCTATATCAAGTTCATCTTTTTGTTTGTGGTATTCCTTTTCTAATGCTAGTAACTTTTCAAGGAATTCATTCACTTGGAGCAGGATGTTTGGTTGGGTATCCTTTACCCCTTCTGTTACGATTTTTTCTTGTGTCATTTAATCACCTATAAAAAAAAATTTGAAAGGAGTACTAATTACTCCTTCACACGATATTTCACAGTCTCGACTTGGAATTTGTCACCAAGTCTGTACTTTTCGTTCACCATTGCATTGAGCTTTACGATGCAACTGTTCGGTTTCGCATCAGACCCTTTGTAATAGTCAAGATCTACTGGGGACTGTCCTACAAAAATAAGGTTCTTGCCAGTCTTCAAGCAGTCTTTTGTGAAGCGGATAAATGTCTTGCTTCTGTCAGCGTAACATTTCAACCCATTTGCATTGCTTATGAATGCTTCAATAAGGCTGTCTACTCCATCAATGATGATGGTGTCGAATTCTTCATTCTCGCTGATTTCTGCGAGTACACTATTCATAAAGCGGTAAGCTTTGACATCTGTTGTAAGGTCGAATTCGCTCAACATTGGTAAGTCTGTATAGTTTGTGTCTTCAAGGTCAAGCACAACTGGATTCAGATTATGCTCCTTGCAGTAAGTCTCTGCATAAGTGCTTTTCCCACTTCCATCATCACCATAGATGAGTACTTTTCTTCTGTTCATTTTACTCCTTTTTTTGAATTGGAATTTTCCAGTTTTTTCTTGTGTCAGTCTATTTTGCATAGCCATCTTCATTCACTCCAAAAAAATATCATCTTCGTGTTTGATCACGAACAATCCTTGTCATAAAAAATCTTCTTCTCTTGAAATCTTGCTCATCTTCGTGTTTGAGTGTTTTCAAGATGCTCTGTGCAAGTTCGTATAAAGTCATATTTTCATAATCATAATCAGATAATCGTGTCTGCATATTATATCATCGCCAGTTCAGTACTGTAGTAAGAGGGCTGTTGGATGATAAAGCATAACACACATAATAGGATAAGTACTAATATGCACAAGACTATAAAGCACAACATAATTGTGATTTGTTTGTACTTGTTGTACTGACTGTCCAGTCTCCTTTCACCCTTGAAGAAAAGGCAGAGAAAAACAATTAGATTATATAGTACTGTATTCATCTAGAACACATCCTTCTCGTAATTGTACTCGCAATCGATACAGAGTTCATCACCATACTTCTCTCGCTCTTCAGAGTCAAAGCAGACACAATATCCATCGTAGATGCAATTCATCTGAATCCCCCATTCTCTTCAGCTTCGATAATGGCTTGGAGTCTTAATTCATCCATCTTGTCTTCATAGTAATCATCAAGATGTGCTTCTGCTTCAGCTTCAAGCATCTCGTAGTAATAATCATCATCACAAGGAATGTCATCATCAATATCATCGTACTGTGGTTCTACAAAGAGTCTGTTGTAATCATCAATGTCTCTCATTGCACATCCCCCCTTGGGAAGCGTACGAAATGATGCACACTTTCTGTGTCCAGATCCTTGAAAGTTTTTAATGCTTTCAAGAAGCATCCTGTGTCTGATTTGTCTGTGCAGATTACTCGGTTAGAGTTTTGTTCTTTGCAGACAAATTTCTGCAATGCTTCGGAGTAACAGATTTCGTGTTCGATTACTTTGAAGGTGCTGAAGTCTTTAAATGCTAGTTTAGTGCTTGACATTTTGCTTCAGCCCTTTCTCGTGTATTGTTCGTATAAAAGCAGTCAGAAAGGCTTTTTTGAATTCGCCAGTTTCTATGTATTGGGCGAGTTTTAAAGCTTTCTCAACATCGGTTTGTTGAGTTTTGTTTTTCATTGTTTCATCTCAAGTGTCATTTTTGGAGTAATAGGTGCAGGTATTCGTTTTGCATTGTTTCAATTTTTTTTTGGTATACAATTTTTAAAAATGATTGATTTGGTTTTTTTGGTCGAGTGTAATACCTGCACAGTATTACTAATTATTCTTTTATTTTTGAAAGTATATAAATGTATCTATTTTAGTTGTATTCTAAATGTATTGTAGTAAGTAACAAGTTACTAAACTATATAATATAGAAATACAATACATATACATACGAATAATTTACAAAAGGATTGATAATTAATGACAGAAAAAGTAGTAAGATACAGAACACGAATACGAAAGAATGGGAACAGTTTAATCATCACAATTCATAATGCATTCGTGCAAGGATTATCATTGGAGCAGGGACAAGAAATGATACAAGAAGTTGATTTCAGTTCTGATGAAGTCTGCATCAAATTGTATCCTGCGGAGTGAATTTAATTTTTTTTCAAGAAATAGATTATTGGTATGTTTACGAACAAAATATTATTGTGCAAAAGCCTTCGCTAACACAGTCAGAATTGGATAAAACAAGCCTCTCCAATCTGAAAAAGTATAAATACAATCATAAACATAATACCAAATAGTGCTACTCTGAAAATTGTATCACATCTCAAGTGTCTTACTATTTTTTTACAGTAGTGCATCACAAGAAGACTAGGCATCAACAAAGGGTAATGGTCTTTTTTGGTCGAGAGAGCATACCCCATTGATGCTCAAGATCTTCTGTGAAATCTAATTATCACCAAACTTATTTTTGTAATTCCACATATAAATATCTATTTTTAACCGCTCCAAAAACTTTGATAAAAAAATAGCCAAA